CGTGGCCAGAAGAAGCGGTAAACAGTAACATCACGCTTGATACCAATAACAACGTTATTTGGGAATGTCAAGTGGATATCTCCGTGTGAACCTGATGGGCTTGCATATGTACCTGTCTGTGTCTCAGGAAGCAATGGAACTTCAACGATTGGAATACCAAATGCGTATGGAGCTACATATCCTGCTGGACCTCCAAGAACTGGAACGTCGCCACGGATGATGCCTGAAGCAATATCTTGTGGAGTAACATTCTGGATGTTCTGTGAGTTTGAGTATAGGTAATCTTGGATCAAGTTTGATCCTGAAAGGAAGCGAAGGTCTGTACGACGTTGCTTGTACTTACGTGGAAGTGCCTTTAATGCGCTGTTAAATACAGCACGAGTAATTGCGGCTCCACCAGCATCTACTACGTGACCGTCTGCTTTTGCAATCTTAACGGTTCCGTCAAATGCTTTGTAAAGTTGATCACCTGTTAGAGATGTGTTTCCGTTAAGAACCAAATCTTCAATATCGTTACCAGCCTGTGTTGCCATCAGACGTGCAATATGATCTTCTAGATCTGCACCTTCAATATTGTCTTCTAGAGACTCAGTTGAAAGTTCCCAATCTAGACGTAACTTCTTTGTTGTCAAAGAAATTTTTGAGAATGTCACAGCAGCGTTACCGCTGTTTGCGTTATCTCCTTCTGTCGCAAGCTTCATAAGCTTTTCGCCTACGCCCATGCGATCAATTTCAGTTGTATCAGATTTCATTCTAACGGTACGTGCGACTTTACCAATTACGGTTGCATCGAACATGTAGTCTAGAAATCGAGCTGATTGTTCTGGATTAAGTAATCCACCATTGCCATTTTCTGACCCTGTGTGAATTCCAGTTCCTCCAGTTGTTGAAGCAAATGTTCCAGTTGCTGTTGTATCAGCAGCTATTGCTTTTTCTAATAATTCATTGCTCATATTTATTTCACCTACCCTTTATTTAAATAGTTCGTTTACGGAACCGAGGAAAGAACCGTTCCATTTTGATTTTTGTATTACTACTTCCTGAGACCCGCCAAGGTCTGAGGACTTCTTAATTGCAGTCTCTGATTCTACTGCGTCGACACGCTTTTCTACATTATCAATCGTGCTCTTGATGTTCTCAACTGTTTTGCTGAGTTCTGTGTGTTTATCTGCCAACTCTGAGATTTGAGTCTCAACGCTCTTGCTGAAAGCTTCAACTGTTTCTTTAATAGTTGTTACCTGTGCAGCATTAGCTTCTGAAGCCTTGCTTAGAGTATCTGAGAAAAAGCCTTTTAAATCACCTAACATTTTTGCAAAATCAGGTTCATCAACAACGACCTCTGAGACGTCTGCTGCTTTTTCAACGGTTTCGGCAGAAGTATCTGCTACTACGTCTTCTGTAACAGCTTTTTCAACTACTGCATCTTGTGCAGGTGCTGAAACTTCTACTGGAGCAGTTTCTTCAACTGCTACTGTTTCTGTGTTTTCTGACACTTCATTACCTCCTTGTGCGTTTGCCTGTTTTGCTATTGTTTGTGTTTCAGGCAACGTTAATCTTGACTTCTTAAATGAAGCAAGAATCTTTTCTATTTCTTTAGCTTTGTTTACATCGTTACTTTCTACCCAGCCAATTAAACTTGCTGGCTTACCAGTTATTGGAGAATTAAATTCTTTTTCTTTTGACATAAAAACAGAATCGCTTTCTTCACAATAAAAAATATTTTCTGTTGAAACTTCTGTTGCAATTCCTTTAAAAATTAATTGACCATTCATTTTGGAAATTGAGATAATGTTACATAGTTCATTTGCTGGAGAATCTACGACTGATAGCTCTAGTAAAGAATAGTTTTTAATAAAACGAACTGATTGACCTGTAGATTTATTAACCTCGTTATCAGACTCAATAATTTTTCCACCAATTGAAAATCCTGAAAGAGTACCGTCTAAAACCTTTTCCCATGTATCTTGTGCACCTTTAGAAATGTATGCATCTACATAAACTCCGTTATAAAATTCTCCGCTTTTTGCATCAAAGTATGTTTCTGGCTTAAATGAAACCATTTTACCAACTGCGTTTGACCCGTGCATTTCTCTAATGTTTCCACGGAAACCTTCAAATGCTTTTAGACTTGCTTCTGCGGTTACAACGTCATTTGTTTGATCTAGGTTGTCTAGTGTGGCAAAACCAGATACAGTTCTCTTTTCACGGTTTACTTTTGTGAATGGAACTGATAGGCTGATATTATCGCCATTGCTGGACCAATAAGATTTTTCAATATTCATATGCTCAATTTTATCTTTGTATATTTAAAAAGGCAAATAATGGTTGCCTAATAATTAAGCTGTGACTCTACCCTCACCTTTTGGATTTCTGGCTTCCCCAGAACTATCTGGTGAATTGGCCGATCTTTCCTGAGTTCTATTTCTGGTATTTAATGCCTGAGCCTTGATTTCGGCTGCTTGTGCCTGCAAATCAACAACCTCATCTCCACCGTCCATCGGTATCATACCCTTTCTAATTCTAACTTCATTGGGGGTAATCACCTGCATTCTTAAATATCTTTCATCAATTTTAGATTGTGTATCTTCGTCCGTTAAAGTCAATTCATTAAATTTAAGCATTAATGCATCTGTTTTTTCAGAAATAATTCTATTTATTTTCTTTTCTAAAATATCTTGAGCTGGCCTACAAACTTGTTCTTTAAACATTTTATCTGCATCTCTTGCTGAAGCTAGGCTGACTCCTTCTGGAACTCCAATTTTATTTACTGGGACTCTGTGTGCTAAAAGGATTTCATCTCTATTTGCTTTTCTGTATACATTAAATGAAGACTCCTGTGGGTTTGCCTCAATAGGCTCCATTTTAAATTCAACCTTAGAGTCAGATGTATCCGCTGGAAGTGGGACATAGAGTGATCTATGGTTTTTACCCTTTAGCCCAACTTGGAAAAATTCTAGTAGTTTACGTTCGGATTCTGGTGAAAGCTTTGCACCTTTTACTGTAATTATATACCTTGGAACCGCTTTATTTTCAAAATAATCTAAGTTATATTTTCCAGAAAATTCATTTCCTGCCATTGCAGTTTGTGCAGCAATTATATCTGGGATTCCGTAGTAATTGTTCATTGGCGTATATTTCTTTAAATGAATAACTTCATTTGGACGATCTTCTGCTCCAGAAATTGGGTTAGGAGTTTCTTGATCTGCAAAGTTTCTAAAGTATACTGCCTTGCCATAAAGAAGTTGTATAAATCCGTCACGAAGTCTACGTACCCGCATTGTCTTGGATGGTATATGTCCGATGTACCCAATATTGCCAGACACGGTTCTTCCAATTTCAATGTATCCATTGCCAGTAGCCTCTAAATCTGTATAAGCTTTTACTAATGTTTCTGTAAATGTTTCTTCTTCATTTGTTTCCTCTAGCCAATAATCTAAATCTTGACGAAGTTTATTTAATTTACGTCGAGCACGTTCTAATTGTTTTTTATCATTAATATTATCTAAAGCATCATTTGCTTTTTTTGTTTCTACAAAAGAGTATCCGAGTCCAACAATGTTAGCAACTTTTGCATTAATTGCTGAATAGTTGTAAGGTGATATCTCATAAATTTTTGAAAGATATTCTAAATTATAGACTGGCTGAACAAGGTCAAACATTGCGTATCCAGTAACTGCTTGCTGCAATAGATTCTGCTGAGTTCCAGTTCCTTCTTGTCCTATAAAACGTTTTTGAAACTCTCTAGATATTTTTCTACGAAATGTTGGGCTTAGTCCATTAACTTTCTTTAACTCTTCGCCTTCAATGCTAAATGGATCATTACTTAATACAACTTCTTTATTATTAAACTTTATCCAGTCTGCAGAGTTTGATATGTCAATAGTTTCTGAGACGCTGGGGTCTTCGTTCATAAACTCCATTTATTGTTTGCCTCCGCTTTTTAATGAATCTTTGTAAACACCTATGTCAAGAGGATCTGGTGTTAGTCCCCATTCTAGTCTTTGTTTTTGATGCTGAAACTCTTCGTCGTCAACTTTACGTCTACCTGATAAAAATTTAGGCTGTCCTTCGTGTATTCCATATGATCTTACTTCTCTCGCCAACAAATCCATCTTTGATCGGTTACCTTTTTTAGCTGTTATTGATAAAAAGTTTCCATCGTCATCGCCAATCCATCTTCCGTCTGGCATCTCCCACACATAAATTCCTAGTGTGGTTTCCTCTATTACTTTTTGATTAATTCTTTTAATGTCCATTAGGTGTTAATTTTACCATTCTTTCTAATTAATGTCCACATTTTGTCGCTATGGTGGACAGTTTTATGAATTTTGAATAACAATCCAGTCATTATTATATATTTTAGCAGATCCTTCTGTCACCGACATGGCAGATGCGGTAGAGGTATATACTGATCTTCCAGTATATAAATTGTAATGAGTTCTTGCCTTGTTTTGATCTAAAGCATCCCTATATAGGGTTATATGCTGATATGAGCCTTTCTTAGACCCAGTGCTTTTATAATTAAAGACCAGATCTCCAGAGATAGGTGCTTGAAAAACAATTACAATATGATTTAAATATCCTGAATTTAATACATTGGATATATTTGATTGTGCTGTTTTATCTTCACCATTTACGTATATTTTAGATATATTAGTTTTTGATATAGACCCGCTATCCGCCCAGCTAAATTCCGTACCAGTAGATGATATTAATAAACTTTTTAGT